GTCTCCTCATGTTGTTATCCTTGATACTGTTATTAATTTGACAGACAAGGGTTCACATCAGTACAAGCAAAGCGATTTACGTTGCAAAATTATTGATCTTAAGGAGACTGGAACGAAAAAATTTGCCTTAAAGATAACGACATTCCCTGATAATTATGATAAGAAGGTTTACCTTTTTACTAAACAGGATGGTAAGCACCTGATGTCTGTCGGGTCTGCACCAATTAAATATCGTGATACTTCTGGTACCTTTGAGCATTATAAAACTGATTATCACTCTTTGCCTGCTTATTGCGGCGCTGTGATATCGTTAGATCAGAGCACAGCAAGTGGAATTCATTATCACACTGATGGGCCTGGAGATGGTAATAATTTCCTCCCTTTCACTGCGTTAGTTGTAGCTTGGTTGAAAGTTCTTGATCCTGTGGCTTGAAGTTGCCAGGCTGTTCTCCCTTGGTATGAGGGCAGCAGTGGACAAATACCATCTAGCTTTAGCTTTGATGGGCGTTTAAAGCTTTTAAATCCCACGAATGATCGTGTTGTTAATTTTCCGTATAAAAATTTAATATTAATTTGTGATTCATCTTATAGACGACAGTATGCGAATACTGGCCAGAACTTTCTCGATGTTACCGACCGCGATTGGCTTGAATTTAAATCAGCTAATCCTGGCCCGTCGTTGATTGAAGGGAGTGCTAGTTATTTTCGTGTTCGTGCCCTCTGGAAGAATGTTTCACTTCAGATCTTAAAATGCGATGTTGAGCCAGTTTATCCAGAAAACCATTATATTCAGAAATGCATGCAAATGTGTTTAGTTTATTTTCGTTTTCTTAAATCTGCTCCATCCCATAATTATGATGATCATACATATGATCTTTCCACTTCTGCGGGCCTTCCTTATTCTAAAGATAAGTTGCGCTCAAAGAATGATGTGCTCAAGTATGACCAGAATAATTTGGTTAAGTATATTTATGATCTTTCGTATCCTGCAATAAGTGCTTATAATGACAAAGATGAACTCCTTGATGCTGATGATCTCGAGAGAGGTAAAATTAGAGGTGTCTTTGGAGGTTCCTTTCATGGAATTTATCGTGAGAAGTTCTGTTATGGTCTTCAAAATGATAAGCTGCTAAAAAATTATGCCAATTGTTGGATTAAGTATGGCCTTGTTAAACAATATGGTGGCTTCAATCGAGCAATACAGTCTCTTGAAGAATTTCCATTTATTTGGGAGAGTGATATTTCTGGCTATGACCGGAAAATCTTTCTCAAGTTTGTTTATATGATCCGGAATGCAAATATTGATGACCCTTTAGGTCACTATAAGGATCTTGTTGAATGTGTTACTGAGAGTAATTTGCACCCCATTGTTTTGTTACCTAATGGTTATGTTGTAAAACGTAAAACTGGTAATAACTCTGGAAACAATAACACTACAACAGATAATTCTATTGCACATTTTGTGATTATGGTCTATCTTTTTACGAAAAAATTAATGTTAATGGGAGAAGTTCCTAAATTGACTTATATTTTCCAAAATGCTAAACTTATGATATACTCAGATGATAAGCTAGGTGGTTGTCACTTAGATAAATTTGGGTTTGAATCTCCGCAGGAATTTTTAGATTTCGAGCGTGAAGTTTATTGTGAATTTGGACTTGAGTGTAAACCCAGTACGCAAGTCTGGTCGCTCAAAGAGCCGGGTGAAAGACTGAATAATAAGCATTCTTTCCTTGGGTCCTTTACACATTTTGACCTTGAGTCGAATATGTATGTTCCTTATCCGCGTTTTGGGAAGATTTGTTCTTCTCTTGTACAAAAATATAATAATAAAGACGTTCTCATAAGATTTCTCAGAGTAATGTGCTTGGTGATTAATTCTTATCCTAATCAAGATATATTTGAAGAAGCTGTAAAGTATCTCAAATTCTTTTATGATAAACATCCCAAACTTAATTACATCTTTGATGACGCGCTGCAAAGCTGCGACTTGGAGATTGACTCTAGGAGTACTTTTCGTCGAATCTATTTAGGGTTCGAGTCTGGTGAGTCCCTTCGTGGGATGCACTAGACTGTTATCTGTTGTATGGCTGTTTGTGTTTTCAACTTTTACACAAACAGTCGGTATCTTGTTTTGAATAATGCATGAATATGAAAATTTTAAAACAACGATCCAGATGACAGCAAAAGTCACTAGAGCTGAGAGTTTAATGAGACGTCTTGTGGATAATGGTGTCGTATCTGAACAGGGTAAAGATTGGTTTATTGCCGCTCTTGATCCTTTTCACGACCATCAACTCAAGAACTTAGCAGGTTGGCCTGATGTGCAAACTGGAGCTTCCGTCATTCGATGTGTTAAGCAATCAGTTACCATTGGGGTACCAGCTGGTGTTGTTGGCAATTGGGATCTCCATATTGTCCAATGGCCGTGGTTGACTTCAAATCAGAACGCTAATGCAGCTGGCAACTTTACAGTTGCTACAGCTCGTAGTGGTCAAATTTTGACAGTCCCTAGTCTAGCCGCACCGCCTGCTAATGCCAAGGTGGGTGGGTTACAGATGTACTATGTGCAAACTGGAACCAATTTACAGATAACACTTCCCACAGTTGCTACGCAACTTATTGCAACTTTAGAGATGCCTCAAGTTTATACTAAGGGTGTCACTAGGTTGATTGGGATGGGTTTTGAAGTTCATAACACCACATCGCAGCTGAATGTTCAA